CCGGTCCAGTACGGCTGATCGTCGCAGATCGCGTTCAGTCGTTGTACGAGCTCTTCCATACGCCTGACTCCTCCTTCAGAATCGACTTGACGGGGTCATCGAACCGTCATTTGGCGCGAGCATGATAGCACGGGTTTCAGGGAGGGTCTGTAAATGCCTATCAATGACAAAACCGCATGTAGACGCGGTTTTGTCATTGTCGGCCACGGTGCTTGATGTCACACAATCGCCAGCTGCGGCACCGGTTGTGACATGGATGGTGACACCAGCAGAGGGCTCTGTGGTAGTGCCTGACATGACTGAAGAACGATTCCCGCCGCAGTTCCCGGGGAATCGACGGGCCCCATAGGCCGTAACAGAGATGTTGACAACTGGCTTCCTATTAGTGACACTGAGGTTGCTCAGAGTTACTCAGGGCTACGTTTTCCACCACAGGAAACGGGTGTTGATCTGAGCGGCCCAGAGTAAGCAGAGAATCTACGTGGATCAACAGTTAGGACGTGCTGACGAAACCAGGTCTATCGCAGTGGGGTAAGGAGAACCAAATCATGGCTAACGCGCGGAACGTGGGTGCAGCATCGCCTCGACGTCGTTCTATCACCCAAGTGGGACCGAAGCGCTGGGGCTATGCAACAGTCTGTTCGAAGTACAGCGGCAAGTTGTTCCGCCGCCGTACAGAACGGGAGAACCCATTTGAGGATCTAGCCCGCCATGCTCAAGCAGAGTATCGAGCTGGGCGGACAAAGAGCCTTCGCCAATTCGCTGAGGAGAACAACATCCCTTTCGATGGCGACCGATAAGACATACAGGGTCGAGTTGACGAACTCGGCGGAACGCGACCTCAAGAAGCTCAAGGGGCATCAGCAAACAGCTGCACTTGAAGCACTCGGCACCCTTGAGATTGACCCAATGCGAGGACACTCGCTAGACGGCAATCTCAAGGGTGTTCGTTCTCTGGCGTTCACCGTTCGAGGGAGTGGGCAGTTCAGAGCCGCGTATATGATCGACGACGTAGATGTCGTCTGCATCATCTTTATTGTGGGCCCTCATCAAAACTTCTATCGCCAGGCAGCTAAGCGACTCGACAATCTCAATAATAGTGGCGAGCTTCTGAAGTACTGAACACGTTCACCCTATGCTCAGATACACACAGCGACTCCCCTGGTACCAGGGGAGTCGCCAGAGCAGAGAGGTGGTCATGCCCGTTGACGCTCACGCGCTGGTCAGTGGCAGAGCCTGCCAGCAACCATCGGGCGCGGCGCTACGGTCGCGCCGTATCCACAACGGTCACGGTGCCGGTCAGGTAGGGCGTGCGCGATCCCTCGTCCTCACGCCAGACTGCCCAGTCGTGCAGCGGCCCGTCCTCGGTCGCGCGCATCGCGGCCGTCGTGGCGCTGTCGAGCGAGATCGTCAGGGTTGACGGGGCGATGATTGTGGCCGTCACGATGTACATGACCCGGTTCTTCTGTCCACGGTCGCGAAACGTGGCCTTGATCGTCTCGGCCTCGGTCAGTGTCACGCCGGTCAACGTCACGGTGATGTCGATGTCCTCGCCCTGATAGATCACGATATTCTGTTCGTTGGTCATGCTGGGGAACCTTTCACAATGACCGGTTGCCGCGCCGATCCGGTCGCGCTGATGCCCTCACGTAGCGAGCCCGAGACGGCCGGCATGACGTGCAGACTGCCGCTGACGGCCAGCACATGCGGCGCTCCACTGACAACCTGTGCCGCGCGTGCGGAGCCGTGGACCGTGATCTGTCGGATGATGGCGTTCGTTCGGACGCGCCAGACGAGCTCACGATCGGCTTCGACGATCTCCCGCACTGCCCACGCGAGATCGCGGTCGGATTCGGCCAGTTCGCGCACGTCCCACAGCAGGACGGAATCAGCCGCTGTCAGCGTGCGTACATCCCACGAGACGGCCCGGTCGGCGTTGACGATGGCGCGGATGTCCCACGACAGGCCACGGTCGACAACAACCACGCCGACCGCTGGTTCCACGTCCCACAGCAGCACACGATCGGCGTCGACCAGTTCGCGCACTGCCCATGCGAGATCGCGATCCGTCGCGATGGCCTGCCGGACGCTCCACGCGAGCGCACGGTCGGCGGTGATCGCCTGACGGACGGCCCACGACAGCGCCCGATCCGCCGTGATGGCGCTCCTGACTGACCATGACAGGTTGCGGTCAGCCGTCACGCCTGTGCGCACCGCCCACGAGAGCGAGCGGTCGGCGGTGGCCGGAGTGCGGACAGACCATGACAGGCTGCGGTCGGCGTTTACCTCGACGGCGCCAGCGTGGTAGTAGATCGTGACCGACACATAATCAATGAGGGCATCTCGGGATGGGCCAGAAGAGTTCGATACTCGTATGGAGAGAGACCAGCCGGAGTTGAAATCAGAGGCTGACCACGTTCCACCCCAGAGATCAGATGAGCCACCGAGCGAGTATATTGAGTCATTGATGCCCGTAAACCACCCCGTCGCGTCGGTCTTTGTACTGCCCTGTGGTAGTGTGACGCCAGCCGATCCACCCGAAAGGCTGATCCCTGAACCGCTTGCGCGGCCCTCGACCTCAACGAGGATGCCATCGATGATATCGCCAGCATTCAGTCCAGCGCTGGGAAACGAGACGGATAATTGGCCTGATGTGCCTCCGCCCGCGACCGTTATGCTGGCCCGAGAGTTATCACTGGCCGTGACCCTACTCGGGTTGGACCACCCAGAACCCGACGCGCCCGTTGGTGACAGCGTGACCGATGCCATCTGCTACGTCCCTACGCCGGGCTATCGAACGCGAACCGGACGGTCGCACCGTCGGCATCCAGCGCCGCCGAGTTGGCCGCCGTGCGCCGGAACCAGACCCCGATGTAGTCCCCGGCCGACAGGTCCGGCATGGTCAGGCCGCTGGCCTTATCGGTCGGTGCCGAGAACGACACGCCAGCCGGAGCCGTGTTCTCATTTGCCGAGGTCGCGGCCGTCGCGTTTTTGCCCGCCGGATCGAGGCCGATTGCCAGCGCCGCGCCGCCCGATACCTGCGACTGGATCCACAGTTTCCCGGCGCTCGTCGCGAGCGTGGCGTGGCCGTTCTGGATGTAGACGCAGCGATACTCCACGTCCGATGCGGCGTTCTCGTCGCCCGTCACCACGTCGAACAGGTCGTGGAGCGTGCCGCCCGTCCAGAGCGTTGTCGATTTCGCGCCACCCAGCGAGGCGTTCGGGTTGCTGTTTCCTGCGCCGCCGGAGAGATACGTTTTGATGTCAGTGTTCAGGATTGCCACGGTGCCTCCTAACTGCCCTGCACGAGCGACTTGCCGCCGCTATACAGTCCCGCCGCGCCGATCGCGGCGAGAATGCCTGACCAGATCAGCTCCCCGGCATCTCCGCCGAACGCGAGCCAGTAGCCCAGCCCGACGACGATGCCCGCGCCGAGTGCGGCCAGCGGTGCCCAGCGCGACGGCAACCCGGCGCGCTTGATCGCCTCGACCAGCGCCATGACGCCCGCCGTGAGCGCTGCGATTGTTGTTGTGTCCATGTGCCCTCCTATGCAGCCCGCTCTGCGAGCAGCTCAGCGCCGATCAGCCCGCGTGTGACCGTTCCATCCGGCTGAAGCTCCAGCCGCGCACGCTCGAAGTACTGGACAATCAGGCCGCCCTCTTCGATCGCGCCACCCAGCGCGTAGCCGGTATCGATCCACGGGCGACCGTTGATGTGATCGACAAACGGTTTCGGGATCCAGAACGAACCGTGCGGCGATCGCCACGGATCCGGCACCGTCTCCAGGGAAGGCGGCTTCGGCGCTGGTTGCGGCCCGCCGCCGGCGCGATACGGCCGGACGAAGTCGGCCATCAACGTGCCTGGGCAGTCGGTCGGCGACAGCTCCTGATGCCCCCACACCTCAGATTTCGGATCCGCGCCGGTGAACGCCAGCCAGTCATCGCAGACGCGGTCGAGCGCGGCCAGCTGCGCCTGTGTGGCGCGCTGCGAGCCGCCGAGCGGCAGCTGGATCGCGAGCGTGTTGGCGTTCTGTGGCCACGCGCCGCAGTGCCAGAGGACACGGTCGAGGTCACGCATCAGGTAGACGGTGCCCTGTCCATCGACGCCGATGTGGTACATGATCCCAGAGCCGAACACTGGCGTCTCGCCATTGCGCGCCCAGTTCTTGCCCACGTGATAGATCGCGTCGGCTTTGTAGCTGGCGAGCCCGGCATTCACGTCGGTCACGACGCCGCGGTAGTGAATCACGATGCCGCGCTTCTCATTGAGCGGGATCGTCTCGTACGGGCCGCGCTCGACGCCGCCTGCACCCGGCGCACGCTGTTCCAGCTGTGCCCGAACATCGACCAGCGACACACTGCGGAAGATGTTGTCGTACTGAGTAGCCATCTGCTGTGGATCCTCCAATTCTGGATGTGCCCGAGCGAACGCCCGGACGCTGTCGATCACGGCTGCGGTTTCGGTCCCGTAGGTGAGGCTCGGTGCCCACCGACCGCCCATCTCCTCGACCGTCGTGATCACCCACTTGACGGCCAGCCAGCGGGTATCGAGCAGCGCGTCGCCCGGAGCCGGTGCCGTGGCTCCGCCGTAGCGTGCCCAGTGCTGGATGTGCGCGAGCACGCCGTCGTAGTCGTTCCGGAACACCGCGTGTGCGTCCGGGTCGTAGTTGTCCCCGCCCTCGGGTTTCTTCAAACCGCACCAGTTGTGGCGCTCCGGCCCGAGGACGCCGGTGTAGTGGCCGTAGTTGGTTTCCTTCGCGGCCTGCCCGTATGGCCCCTCTGGTGGCACGCCGTAGCGTGGCGCGATCGCCCAGTAGAGCGGCGCGACATCGATGTAGCGCTGGTGCGCGCCACGCGACCGCGCCCACGCCTGAGCGGCTGCGAGACTGACCGTTGATGTGCCGAATAGCGGTGTAGCCATCAGTCGCCCTTCCATTCACGACGGGTCAGTGTGTCGATAATCCAGTGCCGGTCGCGCCGCGCCAGCAGCGCCTTCGCCACGAGGAGCATCTGGACTGTGACGAGTCCGACGGCGAAAACCCACGACAGCGGCGAGACAGCGCGACCCGGATTGACTGGCGCGGTCGCCATCGCGACGATGCCGATCATGACGATCACCAGCTGGATCACTGATCGCAACGTCTCGTCGCGCGCGTTCCCGCGTGCAATGCGTTCGCGTGCCTGCCGTTCTCGCAGCAATGCCTCACCGTTGGGGACAGTGCGGTCAGGCATTGGCGCGGCCTCCTGCCAGCGCATGTCAGCCAGCGAGTCATTGAGCGCCCAGAGATTGACCAGCAGGCCAATCACGCCAGTGAGCGTCCAAACAATCTCGAGCCACGTTGCGTTGCCGATGGTCATCGGTGCATCCTGTCTGCATTCGGACGATGTCGGTCAACCGCCACATCCGTGATGAGGCGTAGTCGCTCCAGCCGTGCGGCGATGTCGTTTACTCGCCGCTCAAAATCGAGCCGGGCGTCGTAGTCAATCTCCTGTCGTTCATGCCGCCGAAACAGGCGGCGGATACGGTCGCGGAATCGCTCACGAGCGCTCATGTGTCGCCCCCCGCTGAGGTCGGGCGCTCGGTGTGTCAATGGCGGTCTCTGCCATTCCGGCTGCCCGATCCGCTGCCTGTCTCCAAAAGTCCCGGTCATCACGCATCGCCAGATACTCGCGGCCCAGCACCCACCAGCCACGGACAAACCCGCCCAGAAACAGCAACAGCAGCGCGACGAGCGGCCCCTGATTGGCGATATCGGCCCAGCCATTGCTGCCCCCATCGTTCACCGTAACCGCCCTCCTGCAGGCGCACGCATCTGGCGCTGGTTTGCGGCCGTCTCACGCGCCACCAGCGTTTGTCGCCCCGGCTGGTACCTATCCATCTCGCCCAGCTCGTACGTGGCCGTCTCGGCAACCCCGTCGATCGATACCGCGACGATCGGCAGCAGCGGCTCGCCTGCCACCCCGACCCACTCGCCTGTCCGCGGCATCCAGTACGGCACTGGCAATCCGTAGCGATTCGAGAGCCACGTCGACGGATCCCTCGTCGCCGCAATCGCCACGCTCAGTTTCGGCATCGACCGCTTCTGCAGCTCGGCGTTGCGCAGCGCGAGCGCCGCCGTCGCGGTGATATCGCCGGCATTGACGATCACCGACGGCGCGAACCCGCGATCGCTGAGAAACGTCGCGTTGGTCGCGGTCGGCCCGAGGGTCGCGCTGCCGGCCGTCCCGCGCTCGACCGCCACGCTCGCGGCCATGCCCTCGTCTGATTCCGTCCAGCGCTGGATCCGGTGGTCGAATGCAATGCGGTAGTCCGGCTCGGACGGCGCGACCCGCGGCAGGAGCCAGACCTGCCGGCCCGGCATGCACATCACCCAGACCTCGCGACCGCGCGCGTCGCCTGCCTGCCTGATCTGGTCAGCGATCTGCGAGACGGTCATGCGGGTAAAATCGTTCATGCCGCCGGTGTGCGTGACGTATGGATCGATCCACTGGTCGCCGATAACTCCCGGCGAGAGCCACGGCGTTAGCGCGCGGATCGCGATGGCCAGCACATCGCCGGACGTGCGGCCTGTCAGCAACGCCTCATCCGATCGTGTCCACCAGGCATCACCCAGCGATTGCGCGTAGCCAACGGCCGTGATCGCCGTCACCGCACCGCCCGGCCCGCGCTCGCGCGTCCGGACGAACCCGTCCCAGATAACGCGCCCGCCGCTCATGATCTCGACGTGGCCACGCAGCGGTACGTCGATCGGATCGGGCAACGACCCGACCACTGGCGCGGCCCGGCGTGGCTGGAACGACACTGACGCCCCGGCTGGCCCCGCCTGATCCCACGACCAGCGCAGCGATGTGATCGGCATGCCCATCGACAGCAGCGGACGTGTCGCAGCCCCCGCCATCACCGGACTCCCGATGCGCAGCTCGAACTCCATCAGCGCCGTCCCCTCAGCCATGTGTAGCGTGGTGTCACGAGCAGACGACGCAGCCGCAGATCGGACTGCGTGAGCGCCGATACGCCCCCGGCGATCTCTGGCCGGATGACCACCAGCGCGTTCCCCGGTGCTAGCGTCATGACACCCGGCTGGATATCGGCCTGCCCGGCCTCATTGCCAGCATCGTCACGCAGCCACGCCGCGCTGATTTCGTCGCGGTTCGTTTCGACAACCCAGTTGATCGGATCGGTGCTGGCCAGTCGCTCACGCCACGTCAGCACCTGGCCGCTGGAGCGATCCATCATCCAGACGCCGTTGACCATCACGACCGCACCGGTCAGGTGCGCCGCCTCAATGACGAGCCGCGCCCCGTCCGGCGTCTCGCTCTCACCAGCCGGAATCGGTGGCAGCGGCACATCCCCCAGGGCGATGTCCTCCCACGTCCCGTTGGCGATCCGGCTGGCCACGCTCGGCAGACCACGCCAGATCGTTGTGCCGCTCGGCAGTGCCACCGATGCACGCCACGCGGTGACCGGCGGTGCCACGCTCGGCGGGTCCGCGTTGGTGATGCCCGCCTCGCTGGTCCACAGGTATGAGGTCGCCGGCGCAGTGACCTCGACGTAGCCCCAGCCGGAGCCACGGTTGCGATAGACGCGATATTTCGCCGGCGTGCCCTGCGCTGGTGGCGTCCACTCCAACGCCACGCTGCTGCTGGCTGCCGGGACGTTGGCCGATACCGTGCCGGTCGGGAGCGACTCATTACCCAGCGCATCGACGGCCGTCACGCAGAGCGACCACTGGCCGGGTGTCAGGCTCGAACCCTCGGTGCTGGCCGCTTTCAACACTGCCAGCGTCGCGAACCAGTCCTCAGGGATCGAGCCGTCAACGGCCCGCCACCATGTCACGCTGCGCGCTGCGCTGCTACTGAACGTCTGGTAGGCGACTGCGCCAGTCGAGAGCGATGACACCACGGTCCAGCCGGATTCGCGCGGAGTTGTCAGGACGGCCCGCCATCCGCCGATCGTGTTGAGCCCGAGCCCGACCGACAGATAGACCACGTGATGCTGCACATTGGTCAGCGGCCCGACCGTCACCTCCAGCTCCGGATCCTGCAACCGGCTACTGACGATGGCATCGGTCCGCGTCGATTCGACAACGCCGCTGCTCGCCGCCCCAACCATCTCCAGCAGCGTGGCCGTGGCGTATTTGACCGCTGGCGCAAACCCAACGGTCAGTGTCCCGGTCCACTCGACGACGTTGGACGCGACCCAGACCGCAAACGCGCCGCGATGTGCGCCACTGTGAATGAGCGTCCACGTCTGGCCACCGGTCGACGTGATCGTCGCCGTTGACGTGCCGGTATCGGATGGCGATGTCCGCCAGCGGAATCCCTGCGTCAGGAGGATGAGTGTCCGTCCCGGCGTGATGACCGGCATCCCAACATCCAGCGACGTGCGATCCGTTGTGTCACTCTCACTGCCGACCCGTGTCACACGGCGCAGATACGCGCCCCCCTGCACCTCGACTCTCGCGGACTGCGGCTGCGAGAGTGCCAGCGCGCCATCCTGCACCCGCGCCACGATGCTGGCCAGCCCCCGCCGCCCGACCAGATCGGTCAGCGGCACGGTCGCAACGGTGCCCCACTCCGGCACCGCCGGGAGCGTTGCGATCAGCTCCCCGACCTGCCCGGCGATGCCGGACGCAGTGCTGGCCCCATCGCCTGCCTCAGCCATGAGGAGCGGCCCCGGTTGCCCGAGCCGCACATCCCGACCCGACCACGCCCCGAGGTGCAGGCGATTGACCGCGGCACTCGCGGATTCGTCGTCCAGCTCAGCACGATAGATCGCGGGCGCGTCACCCGGCACGCCATAGACGTACGCCCCGCCGAACAGGCCGGTGGATTCCAGCACGGCCGGTACAAACTGCTCTGGAACGAACTGCTCCGGCAATCCTGCCGTCGGCTTGTCGATGGTCGCTCCCGTGACCATCTGTGCCGCATAGACGATGACGCCGCGCCCACCGCCGGCATAGGACTGCGTGGCGTTCCAGTCGCCATAGGTGACGTAGACATTCGCCGCTGATGTCGCGCTCATGGTCTGGGTAATGCCGACCCAGACCCAGCCACCACTCAGAACGATGATTTCGGCCGACGGGTTGCTATAGCCGGTGCCACCGCGGAGCGTTGGCCCGGTGATGGTTCCGGCCGTATGATCGACCGTCACCTGATAGCCCTCGGAATTGGTCCCACCGGAGAACAGCACGCGAGAATGCGTTGCGCTGCCGTACGGTTTCAGGTAGATCCCGAGGGTGTTGGTTCCAGCGGGCAGCGTCCCGACACTGCCGCCGAGGAGATACAGATAGTGCGGAGTGTTGTTGGAGTTATCGGTTGCGCGTCGCGCCCCGGAACCGCCGCCTGGTTTATTCTCCGGTGCCTCTGAGCCCTGCCAGACATCGTAGATGTCGCCGGAGCCGAGGACGTTGTCCGCGTCAACCACGATCACATCCGACGTCGCCTCAATCAGGTATGCCGGGATCGTGTACGCCGACGTGACCGTGTCCGGCAGCATCTGCGGCACGAGCAGCAGCCCGGCACGGTCACCCTCCTCGAGCTGCGCACCCCAGACCAGCAGCCCGAGGCTGGCATTGCCTGCGTAGGATGTGCCGGCGCCGTTGTGCAGCTGGATATAGGCCCGCAGTTCCGTATCAGTGTTGACCGTGGCTGTCAGGCTGACGCGGTACCAGCCATCATTCGCGTTCTCAATCGACGCATCCGGCGCGCTGAATCCCGTGCCGGTCACATTGGCCGGGTAGAGCCGGTACCCCGCGACGACGTCAAACCCGACGTAGGCCCCGTTCGTGCCGCTGCCATCGGCCAGATAGAGCGACACGGCAGAGCGCCCGTCGCTCTTGACGTAGGCCGACAGCGTGTACGGCGCACTCTCAGCCGGTTTCGCGATGCCCTGTACCAGCTCGTGCATGCCGGTCGCGCTCGTCTCGCGCAGCCGTGCTGCCGTCTGGGAGCCGTCCGGCGCGGTGGCGTTGTTGCTCGTGGCCGTGACGTTGGTCAGCGTCCAGACAGCGTCCTCAGGGTCGCACGGCGCAGCCAACAGGTTCTGCGCCTGTAGCGCGTCGCCGCGCAGCAGCGGGAGGCAGGCCAGTGTCATGGTGCAGTAGGCCGAGATGCCGGTCGCGTGGATGTCGTACTCGGACAGCTCGCCAGAGCGCACATCGACATACACCCACTCGGTCGTATCGAGCCGCACCTGGAATGAGACGCGTTCAGCCATCGGTCGGTTCCGCCGGATGGCGTCCGCCGCCCGATTCAGCATCGCCTGAACGGCCTGCCGCGCGTCCCACAGGTCGTCCGGTGTCGAGCCAACGATCTGCAATTCCGACGCAACCACCCGCACGGTCGCGCCGTCGGCCGGTGTTGGTGAGTCGAACCGGATGAGGTATGGGTACTCAGACAGAACCAGATAATCGGTTGGTGTCCCGAGTCGCACCTCCATTAGCCTATCCTCCCGATCATCCAGTCACCGGCCAGAGCGCCTCGGACTGCGTGGATTCGTACGCATACCAGGTCAGCAGCGGCGTCGCGTCCGGCATCATCAGCACGGTTTGCCCGCCGATTCGCGTCCCACCGCCGCCGGATCCGCCCGCTGACTCGAACCCGCTCCCGCCGCTGTCGGCACTGCGACCGTCCGGCCGCACGATTTTCTGCCCCGTAACCGCGTTCACGCCCTTGATGCTCTTCGCGGTCGCGTCGGCCTGCGCCTGCAGATCGCCCAGCAGGGACGCGACGATCGCCAGGTTTTGCTGAATGCCTTCCGCCGCCTCATCACCAGTCGCGAACGCCTGTGCCAGATCGACCGTCAGCGACTTATCGAGGTCTTTGAGGACGTCGATCACCTCGAATACAGAGGCACCGATCGTCTCCGGCAATTTGTCGGAACCGGCGGCCACGATGCCCTGAATCGTCGCCATCGCGCCGCCGAGGGAAGCGGAGCCGTCCGCGACGCCCCTGACCAGCTCGTCGATCATCGACAGCCCGCCGTCCTGCATCTGCGGCAGTAATTCGGCGATCTTGTCGAGCGGCATCTGGAACACCGACGTGTCGATCAGCCCGGCATTCATCGCGTCGTCGTAGATCTGCTGCGACGCGCCCAGTTCGCGCTGCACCGCCGCGATGTTCTCCCGGATGCCCTTGACAACATCCTCAGGAGCGCCGCCCACCAGCGCCAGCGCGAGCTGCTGTTCCAGCCCACGTAGCGTGTCCTGTAGCGCACCGATCCGTTCGCCGGACAGGATGCTGTCGAGGTTGCCCAGCGACGCTGACCATGCAGCCGATACCGACTCCGCCAGCGACGCGGCCAGATCGGCGGACTGCATCTGATCGGTGATGCCGCGCACGATGTCGGTTCCCATCGCAGCACCGATCGCCTGGACGCGGTTCTGCTGCTCAGCGATCTGCGCATCAATGCCCGCCACCGCCGCCTCACCCGCGCCGGTGTCGATCGCGATCTGCCGGATGGTCAGCAGCCGGTCCAGCTCCGCCTGCGCGTTTTTGATCGAGGTGCCGGACGCGAGATCGCTGATCGAGCCGAACAGACCCTCGAATGCCGAGCCGACCTGTTTGGCGTAGTCCTTTGCGTCAGCCATGATGCCGCCGAACAGCCAGTCCCATGCGAGCTTGATCGATCCAGCGCCAGCCATCATGCCGGTCGCGATGCCCTGCGAGATGGGGATACCGACCTCGTCGTGCATGACCTTCGACGGTGAGCCGATTTTCAAGCCCTTCTTGACCCACTCCGGCAGCAGCCCGGTTACGAAATCGATCGCCGAGCCGACGATGCTGGCCGCACTATCGCGGATGCCGGACGCGATGCCCTCCAGGATGGACAGGCCAATGCGACCGCCCTCACTCGCCAGTGACCCGAGCGAGTCGGTGACCCATCCCGCGATGGACGTCAGGATCTCGGCCAGCTTGCCCGGCAACTGCGGCAACACATCGTTGGCAATCCAGACCAGGAACTTGGTTGCCCAACCCAGCAGCGCCGTCCCCAATTCGCCGGCCTTCGTCAGGATGAAGCCGGTGACGGCCGTCCCGATCTCGGCCAGCTTGCCAGGCAACTGCGGCAACACATCTGTCGCAACCCAGTTGAGGAAAGCGCTGCCCCATTCGGCCAACTTGCTCGTGATCTCCGGCAATGCGGTACTGACGATCCAGTTGCCGAGATCGCCGAGCAGCCCGCCCAGCGCGCTCAGGAGCGGCGGGATCTGTGGCCCCACCCACGCAATGAACGCTGCGCCCCACTCGGAAACTTTCGCCGCGATCTCCGGCAGAGCCGTGTCAATCAGCCAGCCGCCGAGTTGCGACAGCAAACCGCCCAACTCAGCCAGCATCGGGCCGATGCGAGGCCCGATCCACGCGATGAACGCGCTGCCCCACTCGCCGACCTTCTCGACAATCGCGGGCAATGCGGTGTTCAGCAGCCATGCGCCCAGCTGCGATAACAGCCCCCCGAGCGCCGTCAGCATCGGCGCGATGCGCGGCCCGATCCAGTCGACCAGCGCCTGCCCCCACGTCGCGAGTTGCGCGAGGATCGCCGGGAGCGCCGTGCCATACATCCACGTCCCGAGCGCCAACGCGATTTTGCCCAACTCGACCAGCAGCGGCGGGATCATCGGAGCGATCCAGTCCAGGAACGCCCCGGCCCATTGCCCGATCTGATTGACCAGCGTGGTCAACACCTGACCGGCCCACGTCGCCAGCTGCGCACCGATCGGCCCCAGCCGTTCGGCCAGCATCGCCAGCACGCCGGCGAACCCACCCTCGCCGAACGCCGCCGACACCTGCCCGACGATGCCGATAACCGTCTGGATTGCGGGAATCACGGTACCGCTGAAAAATGCGACCATCTGCTGTACCGCGGGAATGACCTGCTCGCGAATAACCAGTGCGACATTGCCGATCACGCGATGGAAGCCGCGGATGTTCTCGTTATCGGCCCAGTTGCCCGAGAGCGCCTGAATGAACGTCAGCACGCCATCGCGAATCAGATGGAAGGCCGAGATAATCGGCCCACGGAGCCGCGCTGTCAGCCAGTCGAGCCCACTGCTCGCCATGTCCAGCGCCCGCGGCATCGCCGACGCGAACGACGAGATCAGCGGCGCGATCGCCGGGAGCAATCTCTGCCCGATGTTGACCTTGAGATCGTCGAAGCTCGCCCCGATGATCTTCAGCGAGTTCGCCATGCCGCTCTTGGTCCGCGCAAAATCGCCCTGCGCAGTCGTCGTCTGCTCCAGAATCAGCGCGTACGCTGCCTGCGCCTTCGCGGCTGGCGTCAGCTCCCCGCTCGCGTCGGCCAGGCCCATCGACATCGCCTTCGCGGCGATCGAGGCGGCGTCGAGATTGACACCCAGCGAGCGCAGCGGCTCCGTCTCGCCAACCAGTCCTGCGCGGATTTTCTCCAACGCCTCATCGGTGCCGATGTTGTTGAATGATCCGAGGTCAGCAGCCAGCCCGACGATGTCGGTCGACATGTCGGCCGCAGCGCCGCTCCCGATCCCCATCGCGGTAAACAGGTTGCCGAACGTCCCGGTCGCCGCCAGCGCCTCGCTCTGGCTCAGGCCGAACGACTGCGCCGCATTTTTGGACCAGTCCTGAATCTGGCCAGCGTTCTGACCAAAAACCTCGCCGACCTTGTTCCACGACTCCTCATAGTCCGAGGCCGCCTTGATGCCGGTGACGGCCATCGCGCCTGCGGCGACGCCGATCGCGCCGATGCCGATGGCGACGCCCTTCGCGACCGTCCCGATTTTGGACGCGAACGATCCGGCCGCAGACTCGACCTGCCCAAACGCGCCCTGCGCGCCTTTGGCATCTCCGAGAATCTGGATACGAACTGTACGCCCACCGGCCATTACGCGATCCAGATTCTAGGAGATATAATCTCCGAATAAGGAGTACGACAATGGAAAAACAACGGCACATCTACTCTTTGGCAGATCCGCGCACAGGTGCAGTTCGTTACGTCGGCGCGACCGTCAACCCGATGCGGAGATTGAGCGTCCATTGCGCTCCGAAAGCGCGCGCTCATCACGGGCTGAAGGAATGGGTCGCATCGCTTGTCAACTCCGGGCAGCGGCCCATCATGTGCATCCTGGAGAGCGTCCCCGTCAGCGTTGATTGGGGAGAGCGCGAATCGTGGTGGATCAGACGTTACGAGTCGCTCGGAGCTGATCTCTTCAACCGGAACTCTGGTGGAGACGGACCGCCCGCACTCGCTATCGAGCGATGGTCTCGCGACTTTGATGCATGCAAAGAGTGCGGGCGGTCTGATCGGAGGCACGCCGCGTTTGGCCTCTGCAATTCCTGCTATAACCGCGCAAAGCATCGATCTGAAAAAATGCCCGAGCGCCCGTACTACGATTGGTCGCTGGACTACGAACGATGCACGGAATGCGGGACGACGGAACAGCGGCACAAAGGCAAGGGCCTCTGCACGAACTGCTACGCTCGAGCAAAACGGCGTAGGCGAAAAGCCATCGCATGATTTCAGTTGTCCCGTTCGTCCGCCTGCCATCGGTTAGCGCCTCCGTGGCCCTGTGCGCTGTTTTCGCGCGCGCTTCTGCTCTTCTTTGTGAACCGCGTCACGGAACTGGATCAGCACCTGTAGTTCGTCGTAGCGCAGGTCGCGAATCTCAATCGGGGACAGCCCGTAGAACTTGACCAGCGCTGGCATCTCACTCAGGAGCCAGTCGGCGTCGCGCCGTCCGGCTCTGCGGTAGGGACGTCGTCACTCTCCACGACCTCCGCGCCGACCAGTTCGATGTTGCGGAACGGGATGTCGAGCACGTCATCGAATGACACGCCGGGGTTCTCGCGGCGGTGGAACACCCACGCGAGCCCGTAGATCGTGTCGACCGGAATCTCACCGGACTCCGAAACTTTGCCGAGGTTCGATAGTTTGACCGGCTGCACCCGCTCGAAATCCCGGATTTCCCGCCCGGTCAAACTGGCCAGTTCCGATAGATCGACCTGGATCGTGACTGGCCCTGCGGCCTTCCGTGCTGTTGTCATGCACCTCTCCTACTCAGGAAAATGCTTCTTCGTCAGGACATCGATGTGATCGCCGTAGATCTGGACGATCTCACTGCTCTTCTTCTCGATCGCCGGGTAGATGTTGTGGCTCGTTTTCGCCTTTGCCGGGAACTGCCGATAGGCACCGCTACTGCCGAACTCCCAGCCGCCGAAGTACGGGACACTGGCCTTCCCGCCAGCGACCGTCGCCCGTGTCTGGCCTGCCAGTGCGCGGATCGTGGCCACCGCTGCGCCACCCATCGACGCCGGTTTGCCGGAGAGTGTCGAGAGACCCTGGCTCGCGGTACGGCGGGACTCGACGGCCACCACCTCGGCCGCAGCCTTCCCGGCCTCGCGCAGGTCGCCCTTCCAGGAGTCGTCCTGCGCGAGCGTGCGGCACGCCTTGCGCAACTCCTTCAGGCCCTCGACACGCACCCGGCCAGCGCTCATGGAGTCACGTCGTCCGTGTGGTACGCGACCTCGATGACCGGGTCAGTCCCGTTCGACAGCGCCTCGAACGTCAGCGGCTGCGGCACGATCTCCGGCCCCTTAACCGTCGGGGACGCCCCGTCGATGAGGCGCGCCGCCGCAAACGTGATCACGAGCTTGTACGGGTTGGTTTCCTCCGGGATCGTCGGGCCGACGATCTCGATGACCAGCTCGCGAACCGTTCCCGCCGTGAAGTCGGTGTACTGATCGAGGCTGGAGAACTCGCCCTCGGCATCAACCTGGTAGTAGATCGGCCCCGTTAGCAATGGCTCCTTGCGCTCGGTCGAGCTGGTGCAGTAGCGCTCCAGATCAACGTCGCGATCACTGGTGATTGTGAACTGATTCACGCAGATGTCGGTACCGCCCCACGACAGCGTCGCGTCACCGGCGACAAACTGCGTGCGGCCACTGATATAGGACGGCGACGCCAGCGCCGTGCCGGTCGCGACGGCCTTGAATGCCCAGCTGAGCGTCAGCGTCAGGGCGCCGTTCGCCTCAAGCGACAACTCCCAGCCGGTCACCTTCCCGCCCGCGAACGTGAACGGCTGAACCGTCCCATTCACCATCGGCCGGCCGACCTGAACCGTCGCGCCCAGACCGCGATGCCCGGCCGCGTCCTGCGTGAACGTATGGACGTATTCAGCCGTCGAGGCCACCTGCGCAGTTGCGACCGAGCCGAGCGCGTGCTTGAGCAGCAACCCCATGCCCTTGGTCATGAACGGCAATTCGAGATCGCCCGACGCGCCCTTCTGGGTCGTCCGCGCGGCCCCGACGGTCAGGTTCTGCTGCCCGAGGAACGTCTCCCCGAGCGTCTCGACCTCCGTCTCGATCGACTCCGAGATGAAGTCCAGGAAGCGGTCAACCGTGACCGGCGTTCCCCAGACACTCTCGCTCTTCATCCCGAGCTGTGCGCCCAGGCCGGTTCCTGTGCTCATGCAGCACCTTCCTCGCTCGGCGCATCAGCCGACTTTGCCTTCTCAGCACGCGGACGAACCGGCTGCCAGACGTCCGTCTGTTCCGCCAGGCTGGCCGCGTGTTCCTCGATCGTTTCCAGATGCTCGCCCGCCCGCACCGTCCGAAACACGCCGCCTGGCATCCGGACGTCCAGATCACGGCCGGAGCTATTCCGCACCCGCACTGTCTCCATGTCGTCTCCTAACTGCTCACCAGCCGCGCCTGCACGCGGACTGTGAAGGTGATCTCGTGGTAACGCCCAACGTCCGTCACGCCCGGCGTGTGGGTGAACTCGGTCAGCTCCGACACCAGCGCCGTCCCGCCGATCCGTGGGTCCTCTCGCAAACACGCCTCAAGCTCGCCCAGAATCGCCATTGCGCGCGCCATCGTGTCCAGCGCTGCGTCCTCGCGTGCACCGGGCATCACGACGCCGATCGCGCCGTTCAGGTTGAACGCCTCGTGTTTCGTGTTGTTGCTCGTGAACGGGTATGACTGCTCGCTCGGAATCTCTGTCGCCAGCACCAGATGCTCTCGGCCCAGATCCTCTGGTTTGCCCGGCAGTGCCAGGACCGTCACACGATCCAGCCCCGGCCGTAGCCGCAGCTGATCGCGCAGCGTCACCAACACCGTCTGCACCGCGCTCGTCGTCGTCGCCATCAGCCCACCGCCGGAACGCGCTCGGTGTAGCGCGCGAGGGTCGCATCGACCGGCGGAATGCCGTAGTAGGTGAATGCCGACCACGGATTCGTCACCCGGCCGGCAGTGGAATATGCGGTCGTGCCCATCTCGCCGGTGAACGAGGTGACCCGTGGCCCGATGTCGTCTGGCACCGTCGTATGGCGCAGCACCATCAGCGCCGCACGGCGGATCTCCTCCGGCACGCGCTCCCAGCCATGCTCGTACGTCACCCTGGCGCTGGCGTGGCCATACGGGACCGCACTCGACAGCCCGAGCACGCCGCCCGGCAGGATCCGCACGGCCGCGAGATCGCCGCTGTCGATCGCGGTCCACGCCGTCTCGTGCGCCGCCCGTGTCTCGATCGACCGCACCGCCAGCACCCGCAGGTCCGGCAGCAGCAGTTGGCGCGAGACATAGACACCGACGTCCACCTGCCGCACCCGAGGCATGAACGCCACACCGCAGATGCGCTCGAAGTCCTCAGCGATCCGGACCCGCGCCTGCTCCAGCATGGCTGCCGGGTACGACGACGTGTTCGCCATCGCGCCACCGTCATAGCGCCGCGCCTCGCGCAGCGAGAACAGGAGGTCGCCCACAACCTCGACCGTCTGCGTCAGCGTCCCGTAGGTCGCGCTCTGCCACGTCACGGTCAGAACACCGAGATCGGCCAACGGTCCGGCCAGCGTGTAGGTGCGCGCCACCGCGCCGGTGCCGCTCGTCGCGGCATCGGTCACGATCGCGCTGCCGTCCAGCCCGACGACCGAGACGGTCGTCACACCCGGATCCGCGAGCACGCCATCGACGTAGAACTCCACCGACAACGTCGGCGTTGTCCCGCGCACCACCTGCTGAACCGTCGGCTCGATCTCAACGCTCATCTACGGAGTCGCTTCGGTGAATGCGACCGGCAGGTCGTTTCCGACCGTGTAGAGCACGGTCACGCGTGTCCTGCCGGTCGCCGCGTCGGTGCCAGCCGCCGCGACCTTTGCGCTCACGGTCCGGGCCGCAGCGCTGTAGCGCTTACTCACCTGGCTGTTGGCGATGTAGGCTCCAGCCTTCCCGCCGGCCAACGCGAACGCCAGCGACTCGCCCGCGAGCAGATCAGTCGCCTTCAGGTTGACAGCGGTATAGAAGCCGTCGTCGTCGGTGTCGCCAACGATCAGGGTCGCGGACGTCCCGGCACCCCAGAGCGCGATGCCATCGACGATGATGTCGATCAGCGTCGCACCGGCCGGGACCGCGACATCCATCTGGTAGTCGCCTGCGCCCTGCTCGACGATCAGCCCCGACACTGCGACGACGCCACCCGCCTCACGCAGCAGGCCCGCCGTCGGATCCAGATAAGGCATCAGTCACGCTCCTTCCCGCAACTGCTCAGGCAGTCGCAGCCGGGGATTACGCCCCGGAGGTCAGATCGATTTCGACAAATGTCTTCGGACGGCGGATGCCGAACCCGGCGCGCATCTCGGCCAGCAGCACGAGGATGTTGCGAATGAAGAAATCGTCGTGAGAATCGGTCATGTAGACGTTGATCTGCTCGCGGTCGAACAGCAGGCCCTCGCGCCAGTCAGCCACGTAGCCGGTGCCGTCGGTCAGGCGCTCTTCCTCGACGACCGGCAGGCCCCACAGGACCGGCATACCCAGACGGGTCGGACCGCCGAAGTAGTAGCGGTTTTCGTTGTCGGTCAGGAGATCGATCGTCTCCCAGTCGGACGGCGATAGCAGATACGCCGACGGCGTGCCCTTGCCGACCGTTCGCACTAGCGTCCGGGCCTTGCGTGTGGTGGTCAGGATGTCGGTGACGAACGCCTGCGACTGGATGTCCGAGTCGGACGCGATGCCCTTCAGCGCTGGCGGAGTACCGTTACCGCTGATCACCTGGCTGGCCAGCTCATCGAGCAAGCCCCAACGCAGGAACTCGTCGATGTAGGTCATGATCTGCCGCGCATCCGAGGCAGCCCGTCGCGTGATCGGGATCCAGTGCGCGATGTTCTCGACAACGCCCGTCTTGACCACCAGCGCGACCGCCGATTCCGGCTTGCCGCCCGTGCTCGTCGAGGTCGCTTCTGCCACCGGCGCAGCGTTGTTGGTCTCGCCGGTCACCCGGACGTACTCGTACGAGTCGGAATCGATCGGGATTCGGGTCAGCAGATCGAGCACGTTGATCTCATCGCGCTCGAACGGCGTGATACCCGGCAGGCGTGTTGCCTGCACCAGCGCACCGGCCGACGTGTCCGACGCGCCAGTCACCAGCGCCGCCGACAGCGGCGACTCCTGGAACGACAGCATCGGCGAACGCACCGGGACGTTGTTCGAGATGTCCTGCCCGCCCGGCGTCATCTCGGCGTGCCAGGCCGCGAACCGCGGATCGTGGACGAACCGCGCGCCCATGCTGCCCGACACGACCCGCTCCGGCGTGCGTTCGCCATCGTCGGTCGGCTTCGGCTGCGCGTCGCCGGATCCGAAGATCTGGTTCATCGCCGCGCGGTTGTCCTTCGCGCGCTGCTCATCCTGCGCGCGCGCCGAATACTCGGCGAGCAGATCGGTGAGCTGCACGTCCATCGCGCGCAGTTCCTCAGCGTCCCCTTCGGTCAGCTGATCGCGCGATGTGATTGCCTCGTACTTCTGCCGGATCTCCTTGATCTCGGCCTTGATCTGCAGTGAGTTCTTCATCTGTGCCTCCTAGCTCGCGTCTGCGAGCACAACGTCAGCGACTCGCATGCGCAGTTGCATGCTGAGCAGCTCGGCTTCTGGAATGACTACGGGGTTTCCTGCGCCATCAACGGCCGTCAGCAGATCCGTGAGCTCGTCACGGAGCGACGCCAGTCGATCGCGCTGCACCGCGCTGAGGAGTGCCCGGCCAGGTTCGGCCTGCCGGTACTCGATCCGATCGCGCGTAGCCTCGGCGAACGCGGCCAGGTCAGCTGCTACCCGCTGCCCGTGTGCCTCATACGGGACCGCTACCAGTCCCGCCGTCGCGTCAGCACTCGCGCTCTCGCGTGATGCCTGCCGGGTACTGCGCGCCAGCCCGGCAATCACCTCGTCGATCGTCGCGATCCGATCAGCCATGCCCAGGCTGACCGCCTCACGCGCACTCACGACGCGGCCCTCACCGAACCCGTTGCGCACAGCGTCAACGCCGACACCGCGCCCACGCGATACCGCGCGGACGAACCGGCCATACGCCTCATCGACCCGCCTCTGGATCGCGGCGCGGCCCTCGTCGGTCATCGGCTCGAAGGGGTTATTTTCAGCTTTGTATTTGCCGGCAGTGATCAGCGAGACCTTCACGCCCATCTTGTCGTAGAACGCGCTCTGGTCCTCATGGCCACCGATCACTCCGATGCTGCCGATCTCGGCGCTGGGACTGGCCACGATCTCGTCAGCCGAGACGGCCAGCCAGTAGGCCGCGCTGGCCATCAGGGAGTTCGCGACGGCCACGATCGGCTTGGAGCCGCGCGCCCGATAGATCTCTGCCGCCAGCTCATCGATGCCGTCGACGGATCCGCCCGGCGAGTCCACGTCCAGCACGATCGCGCCGACCTGCGGATCACGCACCAGGTCGCGGAACGCCGCGGTCAGCCCCTCGACACTCGTGCCGCCGCTGAACTCACTCATCATGTTCATGCGGTGCGAGATTGTGCCCATGATCGGCAGAACCGCGACTTCACCGGCAGACTGGCCGCGCCGGTCGGCCTTCGCCGCGCCGAAGCGTGCCGTGATCTCATCGGGATCGACGTCGCCGCCGCTGGCCTTGATCGCCAGAAAGTCCCAGATCTCGGCCATCTTCTCCGGCAGGATGGCCCACTCGCGCCCGGCAACGAATCGAACGATGTGGGGGTAGTGGAGCTTATGAGGCATCGGTGCGGTCCTCCTGTCCAGTGTCCTCGGCTGTCTGCGCGCCCACCGCGCCCGCCAGGTTGAGCGGGAACAGCAGCATGTCGGCACCCTCCTGCTTGCTCGGAGGGTCGTTCTCAAGCCGTCGGATTTCGTTCGGTGATTTCTGGCCCGTCGTGATCTGCGTTGCATACGCGCGGACTCGCGTGGGCAGGTCGCCCCGCATGACCGCGTTCATGTCGATCTCGACTGTCTGGCCATCGAAGGCGGTCGTCGGCAGGACCAGGTCGGTCTGCAGCGTGTCCTCGAACATGACTGCCCACGCGCCCAGCGAGTCCTGATAGTGCATCGTGTGGAACATCTCGATCGACGCGAAGTTAGCTTCTTTGGCCCAGCCGAGCATCGCCGGCTGTAGCCCGTAGACCGCCGCCACCTCGACCGGCGTCAACTCGCGATGTGGCACCACCGCGGCCTTTTCGAGGTCGTAGGACACGACCGCGTAGTCCAGGCCCTTCTGCAGCACGGCCAGCTTGAACGCGTTATCGACGCCTCCGTGAATCGCCTGCCATTCCGCCTTGAGCTTCGCAACGCCCTCGGTGGTCATCTCCTGATCGGTCTTGAGGACATTGAGTGGCCGCGACCCATTACGGAACGCGGCGTTGGAATAGCGGCGTGCACCGTCGTCGTCGGCCAGCGTCCGGCGCAGCGGCTCCAGTGGCGAGATACCGAAGCCGTTGGTGTCGACGTCCCAGAATCGATAGTGCTCGATCTGCCAGCGCGGGAATGGGTAGCGCTGGCCGTCCTTTGGATTGGTCCAGATGTAGGTGTCGTCGGCCGCGACCGACCATCCCACCGGCGGCGCGACCATGCGCTCCGACGGGGTGTCACCCTCGCTATCCATGCCCAGCTTGACGACGATCGCGTTGCCATAAATCGCGACCGTCTTGGCGATCGCCTCACGATGTCGCGACGGCGACCAGCCAGCGGCAGGCGTGCGTTCCGTCAGGCGCACCAGGTCGCCCGTCGTGACGCGCGCGCGCTCGTCACCGTCGCCCTCATACACCTTGATCGGCATCCGCATCATGCCGCGCGAGATAGCCAGCACAGCCGACCACACCCACGGCTGCGATCGATAGATGTCCCGATAGCTGGCGTAGGATCCGTCGACCATCTCGATCGAGCCACCCAGCCGGGACACGTACGCTGGCCAGTCGTTGACCGGCTTCGGCACCGCGCGCTTGCGCATGCTGGCGATGGCATCGACAAACAGCGGCATCAGTCCACCCCCTGCGCGAGCACGACTAGCGCCGCGCCGGTCAGCGCCAGTGCCAGTGCCAGCGCCAGCGCCCATGACCACTGCCCTACGGCCACCGCCACGCCCATCACCACGAGCGCGACCCCGATCGTCTGCATCACCTCACCGCGTGTCATCATGGGATATCCACCACGTTCCGCCGCACATAGATCGGCTCATCGTCCAGGTCGATTACGACGATCGACGGCTCACTGACCGGCGCGGCCTGCTGATGCACCCGCGCACGCGACAGCGCCATGAGGAGCGCGACAATCCCGTCGTCCCGGATCCCGGAGCCATGTGGTTTGTAGGGTCGGATCGCGTTGTTCGGCCCGAACTTGACCATCACCTGACTGGCCATCCAGCGCAGAATCGGATGGCCACCGTGCCGGATCGCGCCCTCCAGCAGCAGGCCCTCCAGCGCGTGACACGGCTCGGAGTAGGTCGAGAATCCCTGGGCCATCGACACGACGGTCACGCCCAGCGATTCCAGCCGCGCGGCTGCGCCAGCGGCATTCCAGGCATCGAACGCGAGTTCCGGCACCGTATACGGCGCGAGCCAGTCGGCGATGTCATCGGCGATCTGCACCGGATCGATCGCGGTGCCGTCGGTCAGGGTCAGGTAGCCCGCGTCGGCCCACTGGCGGTACGGCACACCGTCGCGCTGCTCGGCCTCGACGATCGTGTCTCCCGGTCGCCAGAACCGCGGCAACACGTCATAGCCACCATCGCGCGGCACAACCGCCACGCAGGCGGTGATATCGATCGTCGAGGACAGGTCGAGCGCCGCGAAGACCTGCATGCCCGGCTCAACCTGTGGCGCGTCGGCGTTACGGTCCCACGTGGCCATGTCGATCCAGCGCTCGGACTGCTCGGTCGGTTCATTGAGCCGCAGCCGGCGGAACGCGTTCTGCTCGCTCGGCATCGCCTCGGCGCGGCGTGCCTGCTCGCGCAGCTCTTCGATCCTTACCGACACGCCCAGGTTCGGGTTGCCCTTCGCCCAGATCGTCTCGTCGCGCCAATCGTCACCCTGGTCCGGCGTCGCCACGTAGGCGAACAGGGCATCGTCATCAGACGTGCCCATCAGCACGTTGACCGCGTAGGTGCGCATCTGCCACCAGACGGATTCCTGATCGCTCCCGGCCGTCGTGATCGCCCACAGGATCGGCTGTAGCCGCGCGCCCAACGCGGTGCGCAACACATCGACCATCCCGCGGTTGGGATGCGCGTGCAGCTCGTCGATGATCGCGGCGTGCGGATTCAGGCCATCGGCGGTATCGCTATCCCGGCCCAGCGGCTCGAATTTCGAGAACGTCTGCAGGTTGGAGAGGTTGGACACCGACGGTTTGCGCTGAATCAGCCGCGCCAGCGCCGGCGTGCTCTGCACCATCCGGTCGGCCTCGCTCCAGCAGAGTTTCGCCTGGTCGCGTTTCGTCGCCGCGCTGTAGACCTCTGCGCCCGGCTCCCCATCGGCGAACGCCAGATAGAGCCCGATCGCGGCCAGGAGCGTCGTCTTGCCGTTTTTCCGCGCGACCTCGGTGTATGCCTCGCGGAATCGTCGCGTCCCATCGGCGCGCATCCAGCCGAACACCGAGCCGACGATGAACACCTGCCAGTCGGCCAGCACGAGATTCGCCCCGGCCCACCGGCCCTTCGAGTGCTTCAGCAGCTCAATGAACGCGATCGCATGAGCCGCCGCGTCCTCGTCGAACCGCAGGCCGCGCAGGCTGCCCAGCTCCAGATCGCGCAGATGCCGCTCGCACGCCAGACGCACCAGCTGCCCGGCGACAATCTCGCCAGACACCACGCCCTCGGCGTACTGCGTCATCCGGGCGAGCACGCCCGTCGCCTCAGGCGCGCTGGCGACCACGGAGCAGCTCCTCCATCGGATCGTCCTCAACGTCTGCCACGGCTCCGGCCAGCTTCACCCGCGCGCTCGGCGTCATCCCGAACTGCCCGAGCATCGAGTTGATCCGCCGCCAGGCATCAGCCGCGACACCCACCTCCGGCCGCGTCCGGTGCATCACGATCCCGGACATCGTGTTGACGGTCATGTAGGTCGCGCCGTTCTCCGCGATCACCTGCCGCGCCGCCGTGTACTCCGCCAGCGCATCGCACAGCAGCGCGAACGCGAGCGTGTCCGGCACCGCCAGCACCCCCAACGACGACAGCAACGGCTCGATCTGCCGCCAGTGCCGCTTCGCATCCTTCGACAGCCACGTCGGCGGCTTCCCCAGACCGGCCGCCGGCGTCGGCACATCAGCAGGAATCGCCCGTTTGCCGGGGTTTCCCGTCAGCTGCTTGATCGCTATCGGTGTGGGCGGTCGTCCTGCCATCAGTCGTTCCGTATCGCTCTGTAACGTGGCCTAAAAATCACTGCCATTTCGCGGACGCGAAAAAATGGGTGGCCGCGGGTCTCCGGGGGCCTGTTTTTCGCAGACTTTTGACCCGCCCTCGCGAAAAAAAATTCGCAAATCCATCTGTCGACTTGTCTTCTTGCGGTGACACGAGGCGCACAGCGGCTGCAGGTTCGCCAGATCGTGTGTTCCGCCGAGTCGCAGCGGTGTGATGTGATCGACCTCAGTCGCGCGAGCGCCACACAGGCGGCAGAGCGGGAATGTGTCGAGCACCTGACGCCGGATGCGTCGCCACTCGGACGTGTAGCCGCGTTGATGTGCACTCGACCGCCCTGTCCGTGCCGATCCCTGTGCGTGCTCCATGCAGTAGCCGCCCGATGTCAGGCGCGGGCAGCCAGGGTGTCGGCACGGACGGGGCGGTCGAGTGGGCATGATCTCCTCGGCAATACAAAAAGCCCGGCCGCCGTGACGTCTGTCACGACTGCCGGGCTTGAAGCCCTGTCTATTTCGTTATGAGTAGTGTAGCGGGTCTAGCGGCTTACGTCTACCGTGATCGTTCAACAACGGTTATGACATTGACGGTTCCGCACCCACGGCACTTCTGCTCGATCGTCCCACCGTCAATCGCGATCAGTGCCAGCAGACGCCGGCAGCGGTAGCAGCGCCACTCAGTGAACTCCGGCCGCGTCGCCGGCGAGTGCATGGCCGCTGTGCTCGTCACCGTCTCGCGCTCAGTGCTGTCGGCGTCTGCCATCTGTGCTCCTCGCGATCGTGAGAGCGGCGTATCCCCTGCGCCGCTCTCTGGCCTCAGTCGGTCAACTCGTTAGCGGCACACGTCCGCAGCGCGCGCAGGTCCACACGGACGCTGCCACGGTCCGGCTGGCTGAATATCCTCGACTGGCACGAGATGCCCACCACGGTTCGAGCTTCTCCACACCGCGACAGTCCGGTACTCGTAGGTGATGTTGTCGATCGTGGTGGCGTCCAGGCACGTCGTGGTCGTGGTGACCTCGATCCTGTTGCCGGTCACACTATCGGTGAACTCGTGGATCTCGACGCCGGCAACGCACGGCTCGGGATCCGTCGGCGCAGCCATCGCCGGGACGGCGACAACTCCGGCCAGCATGACGGCGACGATCAGGGCGGTCAGAAAGCGCTTCATCGGTACTCCTGTCAGGTAATGATTCACGGCTTCCGGGATCCAGAATTCCGAGGTACCAGACGGCGGTCCACGGTCACTGAGCGGATGTCTCATGACGGCTCGATCATCTCGACGCTCACGTTGCCGCGGTTCACCCGCAGCAGGTTCACGTGGTGTACATCGCAGAATTCGTCCCGCATTTCTGCAATCGCCCAGCCATCCTCTCCACACATCACCTCAATGATCCGCACATCGGCCGGGACCTTGTGGCCGTCGATGATCGGTTGGAAATGCGCGGGACGCGGGCATTTATCGAACAGGCTGTCGATGTATTGCATCCGCTGATCATGAGTGGCGAATCGCAGCGCGTGGTGGCCATCGCTGACCGGCGTCGGTGAGTCTGCGCCAGGTGGTAGCGCATCCGGCGCGCACTGTGGGCAGAACGTGCCGTCCGGGTCGGTGCGATCCACCCACAGAGCCAGACAGCCGCGCCCGTGGAACGTCAGGCGCTCCGAGGCCCACCACTCATCGCCGGTCGGTATCTCCAGCTCGTAGCGCCCCTGGGTGACGCCGCCCTCGATCTCCTCGCCGCAGCCGTCGCAGATGGTGATCAGTGGCATTAGGCACCGTCCTGTTTCAGCGCCGCGAGTTTGTCCCGCAACATGTACAGGTCGCTCAACGTGCTGTCAGGGTTTGCGACCCGTCGCGCAGCCTCCACCGCATCCAGCAGCGCCGGTAGCGCCTCGTGCATCGCGACGATCAGGTCGGCATCCTCTTGCGTGAATATGGTTCCGACCTCAATACATCGCCGACCGGAAAACAGCACACAGCCACGGTGAACCCACGAGCGGTCACTGTCCGTTGTTGAGTCCTCGTACATCTGCCGCAGGGCGGCCACATTGTCAGTCATTGGTCACCTCTCGTTCGGCCGGATCAATCTCAGAGGCCATCGCTGGCCAGCTGCTCCTCCGCCTGGCCACGCCCTTCAGAGACGAGATCAGCAGGAGCAACCACGACACGCCGGCGATCATCAGCGGCAACGCTGCCCACGAGCTCGGTATGAGTGCCGACCCGAGCAGAGAGCAGAAGACAACGCTGATAATCAGCAGATTTGTCGTCCTGCTCATCGGCGCGCCGCCTGACTGATGTCAGCGATCTCCGAGCGGAACGCCCTGAACGCCTCCAGCATCCGCTCGGTGTCATCGAGGCTCTGGCCATGCCGCTGTGCCATCGTCGGATCGAACAGCGGCATGAGTGTGGACTCTCGCGATGCCTGGCTGATGGCCATGCGCAGGTGATCGTCCGGGATCGTGAGCGCCACCTGTGACAGCATCACGATCTGCTGCACCGTGGCGACCGCGACATCGACGTCAATGTCAGCCATGCGGCACCTCACTCATCAGCCAGTGTTCAGCCGCGTAACTGATCCACGGCCCGTAATCCTCGTTATCGCCGTCATCGGGGTCGTGGTATCCCCCCGCAAACCCCAGGTTGTACGTGGCTACGCATCCCGGCCGCATCCCGAGCCCTGGTATCCCGTCATACCCAACCTCGTACTCCCACGAGCTGAGTGTCGCTGGAGCACCGCTGCCGACTTTCATTAGCGTGCGGCGGCACTCAGCGATGTGTTGGTCGCGCAGCGCAACCGCTCCATCGAATGACGCCGCAACCCCGATGACCCAGGGGCATTCCTCGTAGTCGTCGCGGAGTGCAGTCACAACCCACACGTCACGCTCACTCATGTGTCACCGCCCTTCTGTCCGCCATGCTGGATCCAAACGTCCGCATCCTTGCCGAACAGCGTCATGTAGAAACTCAGGTGTTCGGCTGTGGTCAATCGCCCCGGAACAGCCTGCGTGGCTTCAGGAAGGATCCAGCGCGCGCCAGTAGCTTCGATCTCGGCTTGCACTTCATCGACGAGCCATTGCTCATGACGCTTGATTGAGTTTCTGGCCTTGCGAGGACTATCGAGTACGTACCGAGGATGCGGCGCAGTCATCCGGCCAGAGGCGGTCACAACGCAATGCTCAGGCACGAGAATAATTTTCCGCAGCGTCATCGTTGAGCCACTCATGCGTCTACCAGCCCTTCTCAATCGCTGCTTCCTTCAAGCACCAGCCCAGGAACGTTCCAGCGGCCAGTCCCACGACCAGCCCGAGTGCGCCGATGATCCCGAATGCCATCGTCCAGTAGTCAACGCGGCGCGGTGGTGCTGAGTAGGGAGTGCGGGTCATAGCAATGCCGCCTGTCGGGCATCCGAAAAAGCGCCGTAGTACCGGCTCTGCCGTAGATTTGCGAGATGCTGGCGCCACCACTCCACGTTGTTACGCCAGTACGAATCCCGCGCACCGGCCTTGCGGTGATTGCCACGGGTTGCGGCCAGCAGTGGCGCGGTCGAATCGGTCGACACCGTGATGTCGTGCTGGTCTGCGATCCACAGCATCGCCGCGAGCGCCGGTTCCCATAGCACGCCGAACAGATGCACGTGTTGAACGCCAGCGCGTGCAATTCGCGGGATTGTGAGTGTCAGTGTTCGGCGGAACTCCGGGAGCCACGATTGCCAGCGCCCGATGATGCACCAGCCACCGTAACCAACCCAGTCGATCGGCTTGGCATGGTGCAGCACCGCATCGACACACTCGGCGTACTGCACGGCGTCGACCCCCTGGCATGACAACACCAGCCGACGGGGATACAGACCGTGCCGGCACGATGCGAGATAAGCGGCTGCGTCGACGGTCTCTCTCACCGCGCTATCAGCCTCTGAGATAGACCAGCGCCGTTTCTCTCGAATGCCGTCCGTCCAGACCTCATCGATCAGCAGGTCATAGGACACGATGGCCTCAGCCGCGACGGCCCGGCCCCATGCGTCCGACGACCGTGACTCCCACACGAGCTGCCGGTCGAGTGCAGCATCCGGTGTCAATCGGCGCTCCGGTGGATCGGAGAACGCCCCGCTGTCCAGCAGATAGTGGAGATCATTCGCGTCTGTGTGTGCTGGCGCTGGGTGCACCGCAGTGAAGCACCGGTCTCCCCCGAGGTTGTTACGCTCGCCCTGGAGAGTGCCGGCGTGGCCACCGACAAAGAGCCGCACACCGGTCATCGGCCACCTCGCAGAATCTGCTCAATCGTCCCGTCAATCCAGTCAGCGGGCCTCCACTCATAAACTTCCAGCCCCCGGTCTCGCGCCACCTCACGCAGCGCCCCGAGCCATTCGATCTGCGCCGGACGTAATCGGCCCTTCGATGTTTTCAGCTCGGCGAAAATCAGCCGGCCAGTGTCAGGGTGGATCATTGTCAGGTCGGGATAGCCCGGTTCGGATCGGCGCGAATCGAACGGGTGGTACGGCATCCAGCCGAGTGCACGCGCCATCGCAACCACGTTGTTTTGCAGCTCACGTTCAGTCATGTTTGCAGCGATCAGCGTGTCAGGTGCCGTCGTCATTGCTGTCTCCGATTGAGGATCTCCTGCGCGCGTTGCATCGCGTCCTCACGTTCGTCATCAAGTGCCTGCTGGTATTGCCGTCTGGCCTCGGCGAGTGCTGCCTGTGCCCGTGCCACGTCCGTCGCGCACTGCAGGACATAGCGCCGCAGTTGTTCGCGCAGGACGCGGTACGGGATGCTCATGCGGCCTCTCGTTCTGCTCGTTCTGCGCGTTCGGTCAACCGCTGATAGCGCCCCGCAACTGAGCTGATGTTCCGCCCCAGCGCATCGGCGATTGCTGTCCACGTCGCGCCACTGTCGCGCAGTGCCAGCAGCCGTGCGTCCTCGTCTGGTGTGAATCGGGTCTGTGTCATGCCAGCCTTTGACCGCTGGTGAGGTGGGACGAATCCCTCTAGATCGGATTCACGGACCAGCCAGTTGCCGTTCCGCACTGCTGGTAACAGCCCGTTATGTATCCAGACGTTGACTGCACTGGCGTCGACACAACAGCGCCACGCAACCTCGCCCGGAGTGAGGAAGCGCACGCCTTCGCGCAACTCCATCGCCCATTCGCGCAGCGCCGGATCGGTGATGCGTTCAGGTTCCCAGCGGTGCCAGTGGTAGCGGTTTTCGATGAACCGCCACAGCGCCTCCTCGTCGACCTGCCACTGCTCGTGTGGCCCTCGTCGTGGCCCACGCTTGCCCGCCAGGTAGCCGTGCTCTATCCATGCAATGACAGACTTCGCACAGCCAACGCCCATGAGGTCAGCAACCATACGCGCGCTCATCAATCGGCTGGATCGTGATTTCAGACCGTGCCGCTTCCGAGCGAGATTGATCGCCTCAGGCGTTCGCTTCAGGCGTCGTGCAATTGCGGCGTCTGAAAGCCCCTGATCGAGCAGCATGTCGAGCCGAAACAGATCCCGTGCAGTCCAGCGCGGCGGTTTGGGGTTCGTTGCGCCGATCTTCGATGCACGGTTTTTCGTCGCGGCTTGCGTCCGGCCCAGCCGAGCGGCAATCTCGCTCCGTGGCGCGTCAGTGCGCCACAGTGCGCGCAGCAGGGCATCGTCGGCGGCTGTCCACGGTCGGCGGGTCTCGTTGCTCATGCCTGCCCCCGCCCCAGCGCCAGCACCGACGGGGCCACGCCCGGCAACATCGGCGGCATCTGCCCGGTGCGATAGGACTCAGCGATCCGTGGCGACATGTACTCGCCAACGGTCATGCCGCCGGGCAGCACCACGTTGGCCATAAACGCCTGCTCGAACGTTTCGATACCGCTCTCGACACTCTCCAGCTTCGCCTTGATGACCATGACGAGCGAGCGCCAGAGTCGCCGGCACTCAGCCTGGTAAGCGTTGTCAACCTGCGTATCAGTGCGCTTCTGGCCGCGTGCGTTGTGGGTGAACTCCCGGCTGGACGGGCTTGGCATGTGCAGCCGGAACTGCACCCGCCGGTCGTGCGCCTCGAACTGGATCACCGCGAGTCGTGCGTCCTCATCGAAACCGCTGGCATATTTCCGAGCGCCGTAGCGGATGATGAGCCGTGCGATCTCAGCCTGCGACGATTCGATCGAGACGGTGGTTCCCTCAGCGTAGCGAGTCATCACAGCACCCCCGGTAGCGCCGACTGCCCGGCCTCGATCTGCCGCTGACGTCGGTTATCGGCGCGGTTGCGGATGTGATCGGCCATGTCCTCGATCAGGTGGCACCGTTGGCAGAGTGCCGCAAGGTTCTCCGGCCGCACGTCGTGTTTG